GAAGTTGACCTCCGCTAAATGAATTTACATCAGTTGCTGGTGGTTGACCTATTGATCTTAAATATTCATTGACTCTACTCATAGAAGTAGAACTTCCTTCTTGTATTGTACCATCTGGTAATCTATATCTTCTAACATCTGCTGTCGACAGTCCAGGACCATCACTATAATTTTCTGACATAAAATCTCTAAAACCACCCATTATATTTTCAGAGCCAGGTGGTGTATAAGCTCCTGTTCCAGGGAAAGGTGATTCTGTAATTGGTCTACTTATATATTCTTCACCGCCAGGGTTGTCTGTACCAAAACCAGGGAGCGCGCCTTGCTCACCCATAGCTGGAGGTAAAGTAATATTTCCTTCATTTATTCCATCTATTGTGTCTCCAAAACCTGGTGAACTTTTTGGAGGTTCAATAAAACCTGGATTTGGAATTGGTGAAGGCATAGGATTAAGTTCTCCTTCATTTATTCCATCTATTGTTTCTCCAAAATCTGGTCTTGGGTTAAAAATTGGTAAGTCTGAAATTGGTCCGTCTGGACCTGGTCTTGGCATTACTCCTCCACCTAAATCTGGTAAAGCTATAGGACCTGAGATTGGTCTTCCTGGTTCTTGATGGGTTAAAAATGGGTAAGTCTAAAGTTGGTCCTCCTGGACCTGGTCTTGGTATTACTTCAGTTATACCAGGCAGAGGAATTGCTGAACCTGGTCTTCCTCCAATAAATCCTGGTTGTGATTGTGGTGGACCCATAAATTTTTCTTCAAATGTACCATCTTCCATTGCGGCTAACATTTCTGGTGTAGGACCTCTTGGATCCATTAGTTGTGGTTGTGGTTTTTTTACAACTCCTTGCATTTGTTCAATTACTTTTGGCATTAATGACATGCCTCCTGAAGACCCTATACCTAATGTTTCTTTCATTGGTGATAACATTGCAGAACTTATTTGTTCCATACTTGGTGTTTTTGGTTCTTCTTCCATTCTAGATATTGTTATTGGACCCATTGGAACCATTGTTTGCGGTTGTGCTATTGGTTGAGGTGTTCTTCTTGCAGCTGTTTGAACAGTTGGCAAGCCTGCTTTTTTTCTTGCTGCATTTAACATAGATTGAATCCCTGTTGCTTGTGCCCTGTTACTTGCAATATTTTGTTGTAGTGTGTTAGCCATGCTAATACCACCAGTCTGATAACCTATACGACCACCATCTCGAACATTGTATCTAGAAACAAATTCATCTTTGCCAGCATCATCAAGTGCCATGTACTCAGGATCGTTTGCAAAATAATTATCCATATACGTTCTCATTTTTCTACCAACATTTTCTTTTCTTCTTTCCATGTATTGTTCGTAAGTTTCACCTTCATCTTGTGGTGGTTCTTGTTTTACAAACTCTTCGTAAAGATATGTTGCAGCTCCAGTAATCCCACCTACTAATAACTTTTCTTGTACGATTTGATCTAGTTTTCCAAAACCTGGAATCTTATCGCTTAAATAATCTGTTCCTGTTTGTATTAATCCTGTTCCTTCATTTGCTTTTGTTCCTTGGTTTAAACCTTCTAGTGTTTCACCATCTTCGATAAAAGTGCTTTTTTTTTCACCTTGAAACATTTTACCTAAAGGTCCTTCTTTAAAACCTTCCATAGAATATTTTTGACTACCTAAAAAACCTTCACCACCCTCAGCGCCACCTAGTTTACCGGCTGCTTTACCAAAACCATAAGTTAATGCACCTTGTTTAAATGCATCCATTAAATTTCCTCTTTGATCTAATCTACCAATACCTCTCATCAGTCCTGCAATACCAGGATTAAAAGGTGCAACAAATGGTGCAGCTTTAACTGCAATATCTGCTAGTTCGTTCGGTATAATTTTTCTAGTTCTGTCAACTACTTTGTCTTTAAATTTTTGAAAGCTACTACCAATACCAAATCTTTCTCTAGGTGTTACATTCATAATGCCACCCGATGCACGTAATTGTCTTCTGATTTGAGCTCTTGTTATCATATATATTAAAATTTTGTTTATATTAAAAAGGCAGGATTTTCACCTGAATTCTTCAATCTACTAGNTTTTTACTAATAAATCAAGATTATGTTACAACGGCTCTAGGCGTTACTTCCATGGCCGATAATATCACATGGAGCCTATTTCCAGTTGTTGCTGATACTTTTATAATCTCTCCAGCTTCAGCTATCAAAGGATTAGTTAAAAGGTCTACGGGTCCAATAGCTGCGTCTGCGGCTATGCCTCTTTGATGAACTACACTAAATACAGCATTACTTGTATCAGTTAAAGTTACCGTAAGAGAAGAACCACTGCCACTATCATCGCTTACTAATATTGATTTAATAATAGCTGTTGTAGCAGAGGGCACCGTATACAAAGTAAACGTTGCATCTGATGTTAAATCGACTTTTTTATTTACAAAAACAGACATTATGATCCTAAAAAGAAAATTACTGCATCATTATCTTCAGTTTTTTCTTCTTGAAAAGTTGTATTTAACTTCTCTATTAAACCATTTAAATCTCTTACTAAAGAAAAAAATGTAGCTTGATCATATTCTCTTGGTGGTTGTGTTAATGATTGTACTATTTTTGCCATTATCTTCTTCCATCAGGTTGATAATCAATTCTAAAAGTCCCTACTCTCCAAAATTGATTAGTGCTTGTGTTATCTATTTTTAAAGAAATAGATCGTGCACGTGCACGTGTATCCACTTTTTTTGTATTTGAATTCATTGTAAAAGGACCAAGAGATGAACTAACTTGTGCATCATTTGGAAAGTCTCTTAAGTTTAAAGTAACTCTAGCATCACCTGTTTGTGCTATAAAATCTGGTATAACTCTTCTAATTTTCATCATGAATTCACCATCACCAGGTAAACCTTGTTGACCAATATCAAAATCTCCAGATTCAATGTTTGCTGTTATTGCTGTTATAGCACCTTCCTTAACTTGGTTTAATCCTGTTTCGTGTTCATAATAAGTTGATACACCATCACTATTACCATAAACATAATTATCATCATTTATAAAAGTAGTACCACTTGAATTATAATCAGTTGCATGAGGTTTACCAAATACAGCTGAATCTTGCCAAGCAGATCGAGCTAATGTACCACTAGTCCATACAGGCCTTTGAGTCGTTGAATCTAAATAATTATAAGCAACCATTTTATTTACTGTTCCAGAGTTAGCGCTTGGATAAAACCACATTACTTCACCAAACAAGTTATTTAAACCTGCATTGATATGTTGTTTTGGAATAGTGTTAATATCATCAAACACATGGTCTTCAACCAAACATGGTAATGATTCTAATCTACCTGCATATCTAAAGAAACCGTTTTCGGACATCCAGTATGCAGTACCATCAACTTCAACAGCTGCATTTTGACCAAGCAATCCACAGTTAGTACCGACTTGTTGAAATGAAAAAGTAAAAGGCGGACCAACAAAACGCATTGTAAATAATGCAGTATCTGTCCAAACATAAATAGCATCTCTACCTCTAATTGCTCCAACAATTTTAGATCCATCTGCAAGTCTTTGTGTACCAGCAGTATTAGTTGCACTAGGTGTATAAGTATTGATATCTTCTTGAGAAGAGAATCTTATAAACATAGGGTCTTGTGTTGATTTTGTTCCAATAGTTGTTTCTGTTCCAAAAAATATTAAGTGTCTATCCGGTGTTGATACTAAACTAAACGCAGATGCAGTTGGTGCACCCGATATAATAGTTGCTCTAGTAGAGTTTGCAGTAGTTGGATTTGAATCCCACTCAAAACTTTCACCACCATTAATTGTTGCAATTAATTTATTACCAAAGTTATCTAGTGACCAGAGTCCTGGTGCTGTAATAATGTCTCCCGATGCTGCAGCATTCCATGAAAAAAAGTTTGATGCATCAGTTACTGTTGCACCTGATGAATGAGATGCTGCAGTTGTACCACTAGCACCTCTTGTTAAACCCGATAAAGTACCACCACTATTACCTGTGTAAGTAATTAATTCTGAACCTATAATAACTGTTCCAGTTAATGGAAAAGAAGATGAACTAGCCATTGTAAGTGATGTAGCACTAGAATTAAGTGCTGATGATAATGTTGATGTAAACTGACCCGCTTGTTGGCCACTCCATGATCCAAGACCAAAACCTGTTGATGCAACTTCAACTGCTGGTCCAACTGGATAATAATGTTTAACTCTAATTCCACCAGATGTACTAGCTCCAGATCCTGATTCATTAGATCCAACATCGATTGTTAGAGTTGTACTAGTTGGTATGGTTGTTACCATAAATTTATTATCGTCAAAATTTGATGATGAAAAATTAGAATTTGTAATAGATGAAAAATTATCTAACACAATAATATCAAACTTATTAATATTATGATCAGATGCAAATGTTAGTGTTACAACTGATGATCCATTAGTTGTAGTAAATGCAGAAGTTAGTGTAGTTGTAGTTTTAATAGGATGTATATCATAAAAAATACCTCCAGAATAAGCATACAATATTCGATTAGTTCCTAATACTGCATACTTAATACCCGATGTATTTATAAAATGATGAATAGCTGTATTACGACCTGTTATATCAACAGAACCTAATTGTGCCCAACCACCTATTTTTTCAGGTGTACCATATCTAAATCTAACATTATCTCCACCAACCCATTGGCCTTCACCACCTGTTGATGTAACTTGTTTATTAAACCCAGGTTCAAATTTTAGTTTTTGTAACATAACTTAGTCCTAGCTTTAAAACGTGTTTTATAACTTAGCCAACGTATGTTTTTCCAGCTGATACTGCTGAATCAATTGCTGTAAAACTTTCGTCAGTCCAAATTGATGTAGTACCATCTTCTTTTTTCATAGCCTTCATAAGCTCTAGATGTTCTACGTTTCTTGAAACACATGCTTTTTTATCTGCATCCGTTTCTCCATCCATTGCATCACCTGCAATTACATCTGTAATTAAAGATACGCTATGACCCATTGCTATGTAATCTTTAGCTATTTCGTCTGCTGTTTTATCTGCCATTTTATTTTCTCCTGTTTTTAATTAACTTTTGTTTTAAGTTTTTTTAAGTTATCAATAATTGATCTAGGCTCAACCATGTTGTTTCTAGGATCACTATCATTGAATTTTGTTTCATCCCAT